TCTACCGCCTCTGCCGCGTCCCGTCGAACGCCCGCATCGTCTCGATCCTGCTCGCCACGGACGCCATCACCGGCGCCTCGGCGGCGGACGTGGGTGTCTACCAGACGGCCGCCAACGGCGGTGCGGTCGTGGATGCCGACGAGTTCGCGACGGACGTGGACATCTCGAGCGGCATCGCGTGGACCGAGGTGGTCAACGAGATCGCGGCCGAGATTTCGGACTGCGAGAAGCGCCTGTGGGAGAAGATCGGCGAGACCGCCGACACCTTCCGCGACTACGACATCGCCGTCACGGTCAACGACGTGACGGCGGCCGGCACCATCTCGATGAAGGTGCGGTACGTCGTCTGACGAAACGAGGGTGGAGCTTCGGCTCCACCCTCTCTTTTCTGGAGGTTCGGCATGGCCGACCGCTTCTACAGCGTCATCAAGGGCGAGCACTTCCCCCACCAGGTCACGGAAGGCGCGAGCACGTCGAGCGAGGCGATCGAGCTCCGCGTGAACGACTCGATCTACACGAACAAGATCGACGTCCTCCTCGGGCTGCGCGCGATCGTTGCGTACCTCGAGACCAAGGAAACCAGCCCCATCGCGTAAGGAGTAAACCGTGGCCGAGCGCGTCTCAACCCGAACGGATCTCAAGACCGGCGTACCGGCCTGCATCATCGGCTGGACTGGCCTGCTCAATGGCGACACGGGCGCCGCGGTCGAGCTGGTCGACTACGCCGACAAGACGGTCACGATCACCGGAACCTTCGGGACCGGCGGGACCATCGCCATCCAAGGCTCCAACGACGGCACCAACTGGTTCTCCGTCACGGATCCGCAGGGCAACGCGATGTCGAAGACCGCCGCCGCTATGGAAATCGTCATCGAGGGCCCGCGCTACCTCCGCCCAAACGTCACCGCCGGCGATGGCACGACGAGCCTCACGGTCCAAATGTGCTGCCGCAGGAGCACGCTATGAACGTCGAAGAGATCCTTGTCGAAATCCGCAAGGGTGTGCGCGCGTACAAGGCGTTCGCCGAAGCCGAGAAGATCGTCGCGGGATTGCAGAACGCCGTGCAAGTCGAGTCCGAGGCCCGCGCGCGGGTCGAGGCGCTGCGCGCCGAGGCCGCCGGAATCGAGGCTCGTCGAGAAGCCGACGAGGCCAACGCCGCCAAGCGCGCGGAGGCCAAAGCGCACGCCGTGTTGGCCGACGCCGCCACCCGCGCGAAGGCCGCCGTCGATGAAGCAACCGCCGCCGCTGGCGTCGTTCGCGCGGAAGCGGAATCCGCGGCGATCGCTGCGAAAGCGCAAGTCGATGCGGCTACCGAGCGGCTTCACGGCCTGCGCGTCGACATCGACGCAGCGAAGGCCGAACTCGCGGACTACACGGCCCGCGTTGACGCTGCGAAGGCGGCAATCACGAAACTGGCGGGGGCGTGATCCATGAGCTTCGGAAACACGACCGAGAACGACCTGCTCGAAAAGATCTTCAAGGCGACGGCGCTGTCGTGGGACGCGGTGTCGAACCTGACGGTTCATCTGCACACGGGCGACCCCGGCGAGGGCGGCAACTCGGGTACGTCCGAATGCGCCTATACCAGCTACGCGGCGGTGAACGTGTCGCGGTCGGGCACGGGCTGGACGGTGTCGGGCAACAGCGTGCAGAACGCCGCGCTGATCCAGTTCCCGCAATGCACGGGCAGCAGCGAAACCGCAACGCACTTTTCGGTGACGCCGCAGTCGTCGACGCAAATCCTGATCAAGGGCGCGCTGTCGGCGTCGCTGGCGATCTCATCGGGCATCCAGCCGCAGTTCGCGCCAGGCGCGCTTACCGCGACGCTGGACTGATCCGGTGGGCTTCGTCGCCATCAACCGGGTGTCGCAGGCATACGACGCTGGCCGCTCGTGGTTCACGGGCTTCCGCAAGGGCGTGTCTTCGTCGACGACGCCGACCTCGGGCTGGTGTGACTACAGCTATTTCGCGGGCTCGCCGCCGGCGAATTTCTACGCGTCGTCGCCGCTGGTTGCGGCCGTCGTCGAGGCGTCGCGCGGGATCTACGTCCCGACAGTCGGCGCGTCGTACACTCAGCACCTGGCCAAGGTGCAGTTGATGACGGCGGCGAGCGGTGCGACGTCGACGGCAAACGCGCGGCAGTCGCTCTACCTGTGCGACTACCTGCTCTACTACCCGTTCATCGATACGGACGCGGTGGGCGAGCAACAGGACCTCGACAACACCGTGACGATCCCGCGCTACCCGTGGGGCCATGTGATCGCGGTGTCGCAGTCGGCGGCGGGCACGGTCGGGCAGTTCACGTTCACCTACACGAACCAAGCCGGCACGCCGGGCCGGGTGTCGCAGAACCATTTCACGCTGTCGTCGCTCACGGGTGGCGGTCAGGTCGCGGCGACGCAGCAGAGCGGTGCCGGGTTCTCGCCGTTCCTCGATTTGCAAGCTGGCGACTACGGCGTGAAGTCCATCGAAAGTGTGACGTTCACGGCGGCGGGCGGCGGGCTGATGGCGCTAGTCATCGTGCATCCGCTTCTGCATCACACGGCCACGCAGGAGTGCCGCGTGTCGACGGGCACGGTCGATAGCTACGGCTCCTGCGACGAATACATCTCGATCGTGCATCAAGCGAACGCGCCGGAAATCAAGGACGGCGCGGTGCTGAATTTCCTCTCGCAGGGCCACGCCGGGTCGCTGGCTTCGTCGACTCTGGTGGGCAACCTCGAAACGGCGTGGAGTTGAACATGGGCTGGACCTCGCAAGATGACCTGATCAACCAGATCACGACGAACGGAAAGTATGGCAACGTCTACATGAACAAGGCGCTGGGCGCCGCGGGCATGACTGGTGCGTGGCAGCTTCTTGCACCGCACGCCGGCACGCCTGTGGCGTCGACGTTTGCTGGCACCGACCTCACCTATGTCGCGACGGACGACACCTGGGGCGAGGGCGCGCTGTATCACGGCGGCAACGTGTCGACGGCGACGAAACACTTCCTGACGGCTGGCGCTTCGGTCGTCGCGGCTGCGGGTGCGCCTTGGTATATCCAATGCATCGACCTTGTGGGCTATGTCCCGCTGACGGGCACGAACGTCTCGACGACTGGTACCAAGACCGTGACGATGACGGCCATCGGGTCCGGCGGCGGCACGGGCGACCGCTACCCGAACGGCGAGGGGCTTAGGCTGTTCGTCGCGGCGGATACCGCGATGGGAGCCAACGCGCCGACGTGCGTGATCAACTATCTCGACACGGGCGGCGGCTCGGGTGCGACGACATCGTTTACGTCGACCGCGTCGATGACGATCGGCTCGCTGCTCAACACGGGCGCAGCCGCGAACAAATACAATCCGTTCCTGCCGCTCGCGGCCGGCGACACGGGCGTATCGGATATCGTCTCGCTGGTCTGGTCGGGCACGGCGCACGCTTCGGGCACGGTCATCATCGGCCTGTGCAAGCCGCTCTGGACGATCCCTGTGCCGGCGACCGGGCTCTACACCAAGATGGACTTCGTCAATTCGCTGCCGTCGCTTCCCCGCATTCGCGACGGTGCCAATCTTCAGTTCCTCATGTTCCAGACCGGCGCGACGACTTCGGGCGGCACGGTGCTGGTCGATTTCGACTACGGCTACGGGGGCTGACGTGGACAAGTCGATCCTCGATATCATCGCCGATTTCGCTCAGTGGAAGGGCGACACCTATCGCCTCGCCGCGCTGATCGTCGAGAAGCAGAAAGAGATCGACCGCGCCAAAGTCGAGGCCGCAGGGTTTCCCGACGCGGCGGAGGCTATCTGATGGGCGTGCTGCAGAACGCGCGCCGGGAGTTCGTGGCAGGCGTCCGCGTCTTTGGCGCGACGGCGCTGAATAGCGCCTACCCGCAAGAGACGGTCGCGAACTATCACCCGACCGGCGCGGCCCGCAATCTGACGGCCGGCGAGGGTATCTCCGACGACAAGGCGGGCGTGCCTGACGGCGCGCGGCATCCGGTCGCGTGGATCATGCCGCAGAAGCCCGGCCGGATCGCGGCGCGCAATGAGGCGCTGCCGACGCTCACGACGACAGGCGCGATCGCCGCGGGCCGGAACATCGTGGGCGAGGCGACGCCGGCGCTGACGGCGACCGGCACGGGCCAGCTCGTCGTGTCGGGCGTGGGGTCGGCGACGCTGGCAATCACGACGACAGGGTCGATCGTCGCCGCGCTGGCGGCGGAAGGCTCCGCGTCGCCGTCGATCTCGACGACAGGCGCCGTCGTGGCGACGGGCCATATGTCCGGGTCGACGAGCATGTCGATCTCGCCGTCGCTCACGCGCTACGCGGTCGGGCACCTCGAGGGCAGCGTCGACATCGGCGCGGTGGCGCTGGGCGCCGACACGTTCTCGGCGTACCTGCTCGACGAGACGGATATTGAAACAGGGCTGACGCTGCGGCAGGCGCTGCGCGTCGTGACGGCGGCGGTGGCCGGCAAGGTGTCGGGTGCGGAGACGACGACGATCACGTTCCGCAACGCGCAGGCCGACAGCAAGGACCGGATCGTGGCGACGGTGGACGCCAACGGCAATCGTACGGCGGTGACGCTCGATGTTTCCTAAGTCCTATTTTGGCGCCGCTTACTTCGTCGGCACCTACTGGCCGCCGGCGACAGGTGTGTCTGTCATCGTGGTATCGTCCCCGATGCCGTTCCCGCTCGGCCGGCGCCGGGCACGGAGGTAGTCATGGCCTCCAACGTCCAGATCGCCAACCGCGCCCTCGCGAAACTCGGCGACAAGACCATCGTGTCGCTGACGGAGAACTCGAACCAGGCCCGCGCGCTCAACGAGTGCTTCGTGCTGGTGCGGCAGGGCGAACTGCGCCGCCATCCGTGGCACTTCGCCAAGAAGCGCGCACAGCTCGCGGCTGACGCGACCGCGCCCCTGTTCGACTTCGCCTACAAGTTTGCCCTCCCGGCCGACTGCCTGCGGATCCTCATGCCGCAGGAGCGCAGCGAGAGCGTCCAGTACGACAACCGCGTCGACTGGAAGGTCGAGGGCCGCTTCATCCTGAGCGATCAGGCCGGCCCGCTGTCGATCACCTATCTGGCCGACATCACGGACCCCAACGAGTTCGACGCGGCGTTCATCGACGTGTTCGCCTCGCGGCTGGCCGTCGAGGTCGCGCACCGCCTCACGGGCTCCAC